TGTTCCGTAGAATGAGTTGTATGCCCTGATCTCAGAAAGAACCTGAGACGGGGTTGGAATGTCGGCGAAGCAATCTTCGCAGATAGGAAGAACGTTTCCATCCGTGAACTCCGTGTATCGCACGCGATCTTCATTGATGTCGCCCGCGTCATCGAGTGGGAGTTTGTCCCCACAGTCATTGCAACAATTTGTACCTATTACCATTTTTTTTGTTTCCTTTCTTTGTTTGTTGAAACAGTTTGTATTTGTGCATTTTACCAAAATGTCAAGTCGTAGTCAAATCGGTCTAATCATTTCATGGTCAAATGACAAGAATCATATTGCCTCACGTTTTGTAAAGTGGGATTAAAAAAAAATAAAGTTTTTTTTGGCGTGTGTTGTCAGTCCGGCAAAAGTTGGTGTGTATTAGTTACAGATGGGAGTCCTCGCCACTTCCAAGAACCTGAAATAGTGGAAGGCGTGTAGTCCAATAAACACGGGCAAGTATGCCTGATCGTGGAGATGGACACCACGATATGCCACTGGGCGCATGGCTGAGAAAGATTGCGCTTGTCCCGCGTGTGGCACGACACGCCCACCTGAGCATGTGGCAAAACTGCTCTTTTTACCAACTCGGCTTCTTTTCACCGTATATTGTTTTCGGATCTTTGCGACCGTCAATCCTTTTTGGTTTCAATGGTTCGCCCATCTCTACCGCCAGTTCGATGAGGTCGATGATGGCATCCACCGTATCATCATGCCCGCCAACTGGGAATGTCGTCATCTCGTCGTACACTATCCTGAAGTCTGAACGCACTGAGCCGTCCTGTACGGGGAAGTGTAGTTTTCCGCACTCAACATACCCCTGTCGCTCACTAGCCCGTGTGATCTTGTCCTTGTCCCTTCCTAGAGGACGTATGGGAACCGAACAGTCCTGTTGCATTTGTTGAACCAATCCCTTTTGCGCCCCGTTTGCTTCCGCGACGGCTTGAGCCACATTTGCCCTCTCCATCGCCTTGGAACACATGCGGGCGAAGTTGGGGAATGTAGTGCGTACTCGGATCATGTCCTTCAACCACAACTCTCCAGTTCTGTCCTTCCAGGCGATGATACATACAGACCAATCCGGATCACCGTCGAGTTTCTTTTCTGTGAACGCGAAGTCTATTGCCGCAACCATGATTCCGTTCGCCTCGTTCCACTCTGGGATCTTGTCGTACATCGAGTCAGTTATCCACTCCCCTGAGAACACGATGAGATCACTGGACACCGGAGACAACTCGTATGATCTCGCGTAAGCGAATACGCCAATCTCTTTTTTGATCTCTTTTAGTTCTGTTTCGCCGATTGCCTCCGCCCACGGAGACTTGAAATCGACAACTGGGAGTCGTAGCAATCCCCCGTTTGTCTCATGCAGTTTTCTCCAATCCGAAGTTATATCGTCGGAGTGGTAGCATGTTCCCACCTTCCACGTACGAGCCGCACGATCTTTGGTGAAGTCTCGCATGGGCAACCAGTTGGTATTCCAGAACTCTTTGACCTGACTACGCAAGGCGGCTTGTTGGATTGCGTTCCTGAGATCGCAAATGTCGTCGGCTATGAGGATGTCTGCCCGTCCACCCGCACGACCGAATATCGGCTTGGCTTCAACTGTCGCATCCCGTTGATATTTATCTGTCTTGACCTTGAAATCGGCTTTGCACCAACTTTCCATATCCGGCTCGATCTCTGGAAATACCAATTTGTACTCATCCGACTCGATGATCGACTTTATCAAACTGGTGGTTTTCTTGGCTTCAACGTCTGATTGCTGAATATATTTGATTCTCACGGTCGGATCGTTGCCAATCTCCCATGCTACCCTCAACGTCATTTGAGCCGTTTTCCCGTGGCCCCTCGGATACTCAACGTAGCAGTTGTCGTGTTCCGACAAGAACCTCTGCATTTTCTTGTGAAGCCCCCCTTGGACAAACTCCATTACAAATGTGGCAAATACGTTTGGAGATTTGCGACATGCCCCGATGATCGCATCGTCACTAATTGTTTTCATCTATACGATCTGCCGCCGCTACGATTTGGTCTATTCGCTTTCGCGTTTCCTCGTCTATTTTGTTTATTGGTCCGCCGTCATGTCCCGCAATTCTGTCGGGAACCTTGCCCTCCAACCTAGCCCATATTTCTTTCAGGTACGCCGCGTTTCCAGACTTTGCCTGTTCGATTGCCGACTCCAACAATTCCAGTTGTATCTCCTCACCCGTCTTTCCATCCATCCCGCGTTCTAGGATCTCGTTCAGCATCCTCGTAAGCGATGGGCGAGGTGGTCTGCCGTCCGTGTTTATGTTCTCTGGATGTGAGGAAAAACCCATGGAATTGCCCTTTGAAAACTCTCCCTTTTCGTCCCTTTCTTGTAATTCACGGTTGTTCACGGTTGTTTATTCCATATCTTCTACTCGCCCCTTGATTTTGGGTAGGGGTATGTTTTGTTTAATTCTAGGAATTTTTTACGTAGTAATTTTGTTTCGGTTTTCGATTTTCCAAGAATGTAGGCGTATTTGTGTTTTGGCATACTATCTCTATTTTCGCATTGATTCATATAATCACTAGACAACTCCCTGAGTTTTTGTTGTGTGTCTTTGGGCATTCTATCTAAATATACTTTGTCTCCATCCTGCCATGATTTGTTCCAGTTTATATTTGCAGATTTGGCGAGTCTCCTGTAAACACTTCTGCTCCTAAAATACCTGTCAGATACCCACCTTCCATTTTCTATTTTGTATTGGCGTGAAGTGCCAAAGGTTTGTCCTAGATACAAAAAATTACACGCCTGGTAAATTGTTCCTAGTTCTTTGGCTTCTGGGTCGGAGTAGGCGGTAAACAGTCTGTAACGAGTGTTTTTAGCCATCCACCTGATAGAAAACATTATCAACGCGGATGCAAGGTTTTTTGGGGAGAACGATATACACGCGCCACGGGATATTAGTCGTTCTATGTTTTTCGTTTCTTCGCCAAGCATCTTGGAAAATGCGTTGGGCATGTCCATTACCAAGATTCCACACATTATGTCGTTGTATCTTGCCGTGAACAGGTGGGTGGGAAACGGGGACATTCTTCCAAGCCACTCATGTTTTTCTATAAACTTCTTCGCCTCTCGGAAGGTTGTGGTTTTTTTTTCGTGGGATAGAACAAAGTCTCCTACCCCCAAAGAGCAAAGTTCTTGTTCTGTAACGTGTTTAGGTGTAGTAAACAGATCGCTTGGGTGCAACAGGGATTTGGTTGCGTCTATCAAATCTCCCCGCATATTGCGCTGTCTTATTTCATGTTGCCAACAATGCTGTTCACAATATGCGCTGGGGCTTGTTTCCATGTGGGACATTGTATCATAACAAATCTAGTCGATGCCTATTGAGGAAAAACTATGCAGTTGTAAGATGTCAAACTTTCTCTGGCTAGACAGAATACCCTACATCATTTCTCTTTTTTTGGTGGAGGGTCTTTCGGCAACTCTGTCACCTTTGCTCCTGCGGCTACGGCAAGCATGGCGTACATCGACCTACTTGAACTGTACCACGCTTCCCGGATATGCTCGTTGGTTTTGTCCCACTCGATTATCCTAGCATCTATCTCGATGCCCATGGATTTGGCAAAGGCGGTATGTCCGGCTACCGCCATTCCTTCAAGCAGGGCGCGTGTGGGAGCCGGAAACATTACGCCTTGATGTTGAATTCTTTTTGCCAAACGCCACGTTCCTTTTCCTCCTCTAACTTTTCCCCTACCTATCCATGAACCTTTTGATAATTGGACGGAACGCCAAAGCGCAAGCCCCGCCACCTAAAAATACCAAAGCCATAAACCACGTAGTCCCTAAAAAGTCTGCAAGTATCATGTTGATTTCTCCTGTTTGAGTTTCTTTCTTGCATATTCGTATGCCGGATCGGAACTTCTCCTAACGGCACACCCCTCATTTACGCTGAGAGGATGTTCCTTGTCCATTGTTTTTATATCTATTTTTGCCGAACGCATGGCTCGATCTGGAATAAATAATCCCAATGACCAAAAGAATTTTTTGATAAACATTCCTAAGCCCGTCTGCCACAAGAAGATAACTACCCCAAGCACCGTTAAAGAAATTGCTCCTTGTTGTAAAAATCTTCCCCACCATGGAGTCGTGTCCTCTACACCGTGCAACTCCGTTCTTATGTCGCTAGTGGATTCGATGATGTTGTCCTGCAAGCCCATGATTTCGTCTGCCTTATCTGCCGTTTCTGGCTCTGACGTAGTGGACGAAATATCTTCCGCGATCAGTCTGGACTCAGTTGCCTGTTCAGATATGTAGGTTGCCGCGTTGTCGATTGCCGACTTTGGCGAAGTACAGGCATACGCCGTTACCCCGTATGTAATACCAAGTATAACTTTCCACCTGTTTGTAAACGACATTCTACGCCTCCTTAAATACAAGAAAAGCCGCGATATACATCGCGGCGATCCATGTAATAAACATAAAACTCGCTATCCATCTTGATTTTTTTCTAGCCATCTAACTTTTTTCTCCAGGGCATCAATCTTAGAGTCGGTCTGTGTCTTATGTGCCGCGACCTTCCATACTAGGGTTGCGGTCATTGCAATACCTCCCAAGAATAAACCAAGCGGAATCCATGTCTCAGTTGAAAGTATCTCGCCGGACCCAAGTGTTGCAAATCCAATGGCTGTTGTACCACTGGAAGACACGCCAAAGATGGCGAGGGTGGCGATTTCAGTTGCGGTTCTAAACATATATTCACCTTGATCTCCTCAGAGGTATTCGTCAAAACCCTACCATATATTTTATGTTTGTATGGATATTTTCGTAAAGATGTTGGTTGTGTTGAAACCTGACTACCCGCCCGCCTCCATAACGCCCGCCGCAATCAATGCTCTTTCCGCCGTGGTTTCTATTTTATAAGCCCCTATGCTCCTTGCTTCCTCCCTTATGGTGTTAAGGGCTAGAACAAACATCTGCTTTGACGAATTCGTGCTTCGTACTGTATCGACTTGTTTTTTTTCTTCGTCCGTCATGGTGGACATACAGAGCGCGGTTTTTAACTGCTCGTTTTTTGCCTTGAGTTCCGCGACCTGTTTCGACAACCTGATCTCGCGCTCAACAATTTCGTCTGCCAATGATTTCATCGACGGTCTTGCCTTTCTTGACGATTCTTAGTGGGATCTCGCCATACTTTTCCCACCTCTTGCGAATAATCCGAAACGCGGAAGTCTCCACGCCCTTTACGTCTACCGCATATATCGTCCCATCGCTCTCGATTACTACAAAATCGGCACGGTATCTTGTGTCTTCCCCCAAATCAAAAGGAGTCTGACGAAGCCACATATAGACTTCGCCAGACTTTTTTCGTTGATCCAACTCCTGTGCGTATTTTGCTTCGGCTTTGGAATCAAACCTCCACCCCCTGTACTCGGTGGCTTTGGCGTTATATTTATTCCTTCTGGGAATTTTAATCCTCACATTACGAGTCCCATCTTCCGTATTCTATTTCCCCTATGGGGGATCTCTTTTTGGTAAGGGATCCGTCATCGTTCAAGCCAGACATACGATTCGATTTAGTCTCGCACCTTCTATCGTCTGCCGCGTGGTCTATTCCGGTCGTACAAGATTTGCACAAGAACATGCCAAAGTGAGACTCGTTACGCGCTATGTTCTTTTTGCAACACTCGCATATCTGTCCGTTTAATTCGCTAATCGTCATCGTCCAAACTCCACATAGTTATTATACCAAGGTCGTTTACCTTCCACACGTTTGCGCGTCTGCCCGATCTGGTTGGTCTGGTGTCTCCAGTTGGCTCAACAAACTCGTCTATCACGCAACCCCTTCGACACGCAGATAGTGATTGGTGAGACATGTCAAGCCGTTGTTCAAGTTCGTCATCTGTGGCAGGACCATCAAGATATAAAGACCGCAATACCCGATGCTTCATGTGCGTCAAATGGGGCTGTATAGATTTTTTTGCCTCTGCCGATGTGTCCACCTTTGTCGGTGGTGGTGGCTTGGGGTTAATCATCGCATCAACTTTACGAACATCTAACAAATCGTTTAGGAATAATGGTTGTTGGTTCATTTCATCGCCCAAGTTTCTTCATGTCCACCCGCACATTCTACTCCCCAATTCACAAGTTCTGAACATACACTCCGAGTGCTTCCGACAATTACTTCTTTTTCGATTGACCAAGGGTACTCGTCATCGTCTTGTGATTCATCGGTGCGAATCCGACCGCCGTTCCCCCATTTTTTTATGTACTCCAATGCTTCTTTCTTTGTCCAGAAACAATATCCACCCGATTCGTGAACCGTTTTCACTATCCAAATTGTTACTTTCATTTGGTTTTCTCCTCCGCTTTGATAAATTCTTCCAACCTCTTGTCGTTTGTTTCTTGCCACATTTTCCTGTACTTGTACTCGACCCAAGAATAGATGATCGCGGCGCACACGAATATCGAAATCGCTATCCAGTTTGCCACGTACCATCCACCCTCAAGCCAGACTTCTCCTATCAAGAACAACACGACCGTAGTAAACAGACACCACGCTACTTCAACTGAGTTGTCTTGTCTTACCATCACCCGTCCCACTTTCCTGAGATCGCTTGGGTAAGTTTTATTACCGCGATCAATTCTTGTTCTGAAAGTCTGCTGACTTGGGTTGCAATTTCTAGAACCTTGTCCAAGTTCACCTCATCACATGATCCCAACTCTACGTCCACTTCGATTTCTTCTTCCAAAGAAAATGGTTCTGGTTTACGTTCTTCTAGGGTTTTTTGGTATGCCGCCTCGACAGTATCAAACTCCACGCCAATTACTTGGGATAGTTTCATTAGTCTGTGTTTTTGTGGCAAGTTTTTTCCGGTCGTCCAACCCCACGCGGAAACGTAACTAACCCCCATTTGTTTTGCCAACGCAACAGGCATTATTCCCTCTAGTAGTGTTTTTAAGTTCACTTGTATTACCTCCTCAAATTCCATTATGCTAGTTTCGTTCGTTTTACATTTATCCATCTTATCTATTCCCTTCTTCATTCGTTCCTTTTTCTCGTGCCAGTTGATAACGCAATCCACACAGTAATTACCGCCCATCGGATGGAGTTTTGAGGTTACTGCTATTCTTTCACAATGTTGGGTTTCACATATTGTCATTTTATTCTCCTTCTGTGTGGCTATTAAACCATTCTTCAATAATTTCACCGCTAAAGTCTGCAACCGATTCTTCGTGTCCAACCATGCCCTGCTCACAGCTCAGGGC